AGGTTTCTTTCATAACTTAATGAAAACACTTGAAACACTTAGTGCAGAACTATTTGAATTATCTATTTATCACGCAAACCGTAAGACCGAAACTTCTCAGGCTGGGGAAGAAATGGCACAAGACTTAGAGACGTTAGGGGAAGACAAGTGACAACAGCACCAATGAATCCACTTGCTGGCCCTGCTGGTCCAGGAAAATACTCCACACGTACCGATAATTTACAAATGGGATCTATTGCTTATGGTGAAGGCGTAGATACAGCCGCTATACAATCTGGTGCAGCCCTTGCTAAAACACCAAATGTAAAACCAAAACCAATAACAGAACTTTATGCACCAACACAACGCCCCCAAGAACCAGTAACTACTGGAATTGATATAGGCGCTGGAGCGGGATCCGAAGCGCTTATGATGCGTCAACCAGATCAAACAAATTTTCTTGCATCTATTGCAGCAGCTAAACCAGTATTGGCTTTTATCTCAGATCAACCTAATACTTCACCAGAGACTCGCGCAGCGATTAAACAGTTATGGGATATGCAGTGAGCATATGGAACAGAATTGGTGATGTAGCTTCTACTGCTGCAAAAAATGCGTTTAAGTTTGGTGGAGAGGTATTAAACTCTCCTGCTTCAGCCGCTAAATTTGCTTGGGATATTGGTACTGCTCCTTGGAATGATGCAGCAGAATACAATGGATTTGTTCAAACCTTTAAGTCTGCAGCTGCAGCCGAAGGTGGCAATATAATTAAACCACTTGCATCAGCAGGTGGAGCAATTATGAAGGTGCCAGGCGTACAGCCAGCACTTGAACGTATTAACTACGTTAACCAAAATTATATCCGTGAGCCATTAACTGCACTCGCACTTGTGCAAGGTGATCTAAACGGTCAACGAGTAGATTTCTTTGATCCTGAATCTTGGCGTAAGACGCTTAGTAATGCCTGGAAAGGCAAAGAAGATATCTCATTTGGTCAGGCTGTAGTTAGCCAATACCGTTCTTACTATGATCCTAAGTTTAATATTTATGATCCAAACCAACGTGAACAAGCATTTAAGAAAAGCGCTTGGGGTAAAGGTTTATCTGGTGGCGTAGATCTTGTAGCACAATTCTTTGGTGACGTAACTCTTGCAGGCGGTAAAGTAGCCAAAGTACTCAAGGCTGGTGAACTCGGTGTTGGCTTACTTAAAAATGCTGATGTTGTTGCTAAAGCCGCTGAAGATATTACTAAAGCGCAGTATGGTGTTAACAACCGCTTTACTAAAGTAATAGATGATTTTACCAATAATGGTTCAGCCTATGCGTTAAGCCATCCAATGGTTAAGTCTTCTACACAACCTGGTCTTCTTGCTCACCTTCTTGGTGATTCAGTAGATAAAGATGAAACAGCCCTTATCCTGCGATCAGCCCTTGGCGATCCAGCAGCTATGGATGAACTTGGTTTACAACGTGCTTATATTAAAGATGCACTTGAATCAGCACGTGGAGATCTATCTACAGTAGATGAGCATAAGTTGTTTTCTGCACCAGATGGAACAGGTATGATCCCATTCCTTAATGCAGATCCTGCTGTTATTGAAGCAGCCCGTGCCAATTATGCATCACTTGCAGCATCTGATAAATACTTTTCAAACTTAATGGGTCTTGGAGAAGGCGGCGGTGCACTTACACGCACAACCGGAAAATTGGCCCAAGGCGCAGAAAACTTTGTAGCAGAAGCACGTGCTACTAGATTCTACGATAAAAATGTTGGAAACCCAAATGTTGAAGTATTTCAACCAACTCCTTTTCATCGCCTTTATCAAAAGATTTCTTGGTCTGAAGGTGAACGTCCTGCTGGTTTGGTAGATTTTAACGATCCAGATTCATATCGTGAAATACTTGCTTCCGTTAATCAAGCATCTAAGTTATTGGATTTAGCACCTAACCAAAGCAAAGCAATGGTTGATAGTTATATCAAGGCTGCAACTCCTGAAGAACGAGCAGTTGCAACTACAGTTCTTGAAGGAACCATATTTCGCTCCCTTACTAAAAAATATGGCGTTGATGAAGAATACGCAAATAAAATCTATAATGGTTACAAGGGTGCTCGTCTTTCAGCATTAAAATCAATTCAAGACAAAGGATTTATGGTTGACACCGATGCGTCAATTCTAAAAGTTCCACAACTTGAATCACAATCAGCAGATTATCTTCCAATGATGGACTTTAATCTAATGAACAAGTTGCTCAAGCGTAATGCTTCTACTCTTAATCAAGTAGTTGGTTCTACAACTGGAACTGTTATGCACTACGCAGATGTGCTACAGGACGCGTTTAAGGCTGGAGCGTTGCTTCGCCTTGGTTACACTATTCGTAACGGCATTGATTCTCAGCTTCGTATTGCTACCGCTGTTGGCGCTATGGCTAGCCTTCGTCACCTTGGTCCTGGTACTAAGAATATGATTAATAATACCTTGCGCGTTCCTTCACGTCTTGCTGATCGTTACTTGCCAATACACGATGGTATGAATATCCGATCAGTTCAACAGGGTGCTAATAAAGTAATCAATGAACTTAACGTACTAAAGAAACAAATTGCTGAAGCTGAAACAACGTTATCTATCAAGCCAGATGATACAGATTCTATTACCAAACTTAATACCTATAAGATGTTAGAAGAAGAAAAGCAAGCAGTTTACGATCATTATACACAAGTCATCAATCGAGTTGGTACAGTAAAGCCAAAAGATCGTATCGGTGGTGGATCTTATGAGGTTACAACTAGTGATGGTCAGAAGTATGAATTATACGATGCTTTTGGTGGTCCACTAGGTGATATGTTCCGTAAGATTGCTTCATCTGAAAATTCATTTCAGCGCATTGTTGAAGGCAATAGCGATGCCCTTGCAAAAAAGTTATCTTCTAAAGGTATTGGTGTAGTCAAGCCAACAGATCCTGGATACTTTGAACAGTGGGCGCAAACACTACGCCAGCAATTCGGTAACTCAGCAGTCGTTACTAAACTTACTGCAGGTGAAAGCCTAGAAGATATTACTAAATGGCTACGCAGTTCTGAAAAAGGCCGTGACCTTCGTAAGCGTCTTAGTATTCCTTCAGATGAAACAAGCGAATATGTTACAAAGATAAATGGCTTTTTAGATCAATACTTGCCATCTTCTTCAGGGCTACGTGCTAATATTAAAGAAGTTACAGCAAATGATCTTCGATCTGCTTTCAAAGATCCAACCGAACTTCCACTTATTCACGGTCATATTTTAGAAGAGACACTTCTTAACAGATCTGTAACTCCTATTAAAAGTGCAATCAATTCAATATTTCATTTACTTGGAACGTTACCTGAAGATACTTGGGCGCGGCATCCTTTATACGTTCAACTTTATCGCACTGAGGCCAAGCGCCGCATCGAGATTACAGCCGGTCTTTCAGAAGGCAAATTAACTACTGCACAACAAGAAGCAGTTATGGCTGCCTCTCATAAGGTTGCAGTGCGTGAAATGAAAAGCATTCTTTTCAATATTGAACGCCGTTCTAATCTTGCTGGAGCGCTTAAATACATCAGCCCATTCTTTTCAGCACAGGAAAATGCTTACAAGACTTGGTTAAAGTTAGCTGTTGCTAACCCACAAGTTGTTAATCGTGGCTATAATGTATGGCAAGCACCTAACCGTGCTGGCTTAGTAACAGATAAAGATGGCAATCCAGTACCAGAAGGCAAAACAAGTGGCAGCGATGTTATTTGGATCAGTGTACCTAAGCAATTACGTGGCTTGCCCGGACTTGGATCTCTTACACAGATGGGTATTCCAAAGCAATCTTTAGATATCATCTTTCAAGGTGGTATGGATGTTCTTTACAATAAGGGTAACCCAAATGTATTTAGTGATATCTTTCCAGTAGGGCCATATGCTGCAGTACCAATTTCAGAATTGGTCAAGAAGCAACCAAGCCTTGAAGATTCTTTTAAGTGGGCGCTACCTTATGGCCCATCTAAAGATGCAATATCTGGGTTTCTGCCAGCGTGGTTTAACAAAGCACAGATTGCTAAAGATGGACTTAACGATCCACAGTTTGCTAGAACTTACGACTTGATATTTGCTACAGAACAAACTCGCGCTAAGCGCAATGGTTTACCTCCAATATCCTCAGAAAAAATCTTAAAGATGACTCAGGATTATTGGAAGATGCGTACTGTGGCTAACTTGATTATGCCATTTGCTCCACGCTTTGATACGCCTTACAAGTACTACCTTGATAAGTCTCGTGAATATAAGCGCAAGTATGGTTTAGAAGCAGATGCCAAGTTCCTAGATGACTATCCAGAATTCTTTGCTTTCACAGCGTCTACTTCTAAGAACCCTGCAAAGGTTGATTATACAGTTGACACCGTAGGCAATATTAAAAAGTACGGTCCTCTTATTGCAGAACTTGCAAAGATTGAACCTAAACTTATTGGTACCGTAGTAAACGGTAAGGGAGACTATAAGTTCTCCCAAGCTGCTTACAATTACCTTTACAACACCCGCATCTCACCAGACTCACCAGACAAGTATCTTTCACCTGAAAGCCCACTTGTAGCACAGCGTAAGAATGAGGCTGAAAAAGGTTGGATCATTTATGGCAAGTTCCGTGATGCAATTAGCGAGGAACTTAAGGCTCGCGGTCTTACCTCAACCCAACAAAAGGGTGCAGAAGATCTTGCTGCAATTAAATTTGCAGTAGTTGAAAAATTATCTATTGCAACAGATGCTAATGGAAAGCCAATCTATAATGAAAAGACTGGCACATACGAACAGACTGCTTGGTCAGATGATTACAAAGATTCAGATGGATCTAAGACAGACCGAGTGGTATCAGGTCTTAGTAAGATCCTTGATTACTTTGATAAGACCGGTGATGCCAATGGTAAGAATGTAACTTGGAAATCTGTAGGTATCTACTTTGATTTCCGTAAGGCTCTAGCTTCTGAACTTTTGGCTCGTCCAGCACATTCGATTGATGCTAAAACAAATACTGATTTAAGACTGCTCTACGATGGAGTAGTTGAAAAACTTAAAACCGATGACCCGATTGGGTTTTCACCACTTTACGATAGGTTTTTAACCCAAGACCTAGTAATAGACAAATATCTAACTCCGAAGGCGGTTAAGTAATGGCAGGACCAACGCCACTTGATTCTCGTTTCTCAGGTTATCAAGCACCTGCAACACCAGCATCAACTAAGCCTTTAAGCACCCTTGGTCAGTTAGCAAAAGATTTGGGTCTAGAACTACCAACTTATACACCAGCCGCAGATGGAACAACACCAAAGCCACCTAAATCTGGAACATATACAAGTACACAAACATCTTCAAATATTCCTGCTGATGACGCTTTACAAAGTTATATTAATAACACATTTCAAAAGTACTATGGTCGAGATGCTAACCAAAGTGAATTAGATTCGCTTCTTCCAACTCTTCAAGCACAGTTCAAAAGCCCAGATGGAAAAAGCAAAACTACAGTAAAACAAAACTATAAAAATGGTCAACTGGTTAGTACTGATTATTTTACAGCTAACGGAGAAGATCCTAAACTATGGCTTGATAACCAGATTAAGAATGAACTTAATTCAGGCATTCAAGATGTTAATACTCTTAATATCCCAGAAGGTCCTTCTGGTAAATATTTTGTAATGGCTAAGCGCCTTGCAGCACAGAATGGTGTAATGCTTTCTGATAGTGCAGCTACTTCCTATGCCAACTCAATCGCATCTGGCAAAGTAAGTCAAGACACAGTATTTAGCACTATCCGTGAAAGCGCAGCAAATGCTTTCCCATCTATGGCTGACAAGATTAAGCAAGGTATTGATCTTCAAACTTTGGCAGATCCGTATATTCAATCAATGAGTAATATCCTTGAAGTACCAAATACTGCTATTGATTTGTTTGATCCTAAAATTCGTGGTGCGCTTTCCTTTACTTTGCCTGACGGTAAGGTTGGTACTAAGTCAATCTACGATTTTGAAAAAGAACTTCGTCAAGATCCACGCTGGCAGTACACAAAAAATGCACGTGAGCAAGCATCAAGTGTTGCTACCACAGTGCTCAAAGACTTTGGATTTATGGGGTAAATAATGACAACAGCACCTTACGATCCACGCTCAGGTAATACTCCTGATGCTAAACCTTTAGATATAGCAGGTATGCGCTACCAAGCGCAGTACAAGCCAACACCACCTGCTGTATTTACACCAGTAGATGAGATCATAACTCAAAGCGGAGAAGTAATTCCAGTAGATGCTTCAGGTCGTTCTGAAAGCGGTGGCACTCCTGTAGGTACGGTTAAACCAGTAGAAGGCAGAGATTTTCCAGTCGGTGGAACTCCCCCTGGCGGTCCTACAGGTCCTGCAACTCCTATAGTTCCTGCAGGTGGTACTGATACCACTGTTCAAGATTATATTAAAAGTCTTCAAAACAAAGTAAACGCTACTACAACAGCAGCTCAAGCAGAACGTATTAGTGCTTACAATATTCTTCGTAATGAATTTAGCAAGTATGGCCTTTCATCTTTAGTAGATGGCATTAAAGGCCTATTAGAAGACGGTACTCCGGCATCAGAGTTTGGTCTAAAACTGCGTGAAACATCTGCTTATCAAACTCGTTTTTCAGCAAATGCAGATCGCATTAAAGCAGGTTTATCAGCTCTTAGTCCTGCTGAGTATGTAGGATTAGAAGATCAATACCAAAGCATTATGCGTAATGCTGGACTTCCATCATCTTATTACACTAAAGATGCAACTGGTAAGCAAGTAGGGTTTGAGAAGTTTATTGCTGGAGATGTATCTGCATTAGAACTGCAAGATCGAATTTCTACAGCCCAAAAACGTGTTATTAATGCTAATCCAGAAGTAACATCAGCTCTTAAACAATTTTATCCTGACATTACTAATGGCGATATTTTGGCTTACACGCTTGATCCAACACAAGGACTTGAAAGTATTAAACGTAAAGTAACTGCCGCTGAAATTGGTGGTGCTGCACTTCAGTCTGGACTTACAACCAATCTTGCAAGAGCGCAAGAACTTGCTGGCTATGGAGTAGATAAAGCACAAGCTACTGCAGGTTATTCTACAATCGGTGGTGGACTGCAACGTGGTTCAGAATTAGCGTCTATCTACGGTGAGGCACCTTACACCCAAGCAACCGCAGAATCAGAAGTATTCAAACTCGGCAGTGCTCAAGAAGCACGTAAACAACGCCAAAAAGTTACTGGACTTGAGAAGGCTACTTTTGGTGGTCAATCAGGTCTTGCAACCGGAGCCTTAGCACGAGATCGTGCTGGCGGTTACTAAATAATAAACCTGCTTTAAGCCCACCGGACTTAAAGAGCGAAACATAAAACCGGTAGTCAGAGCCATACCCAATCCCCATTGGAATATGAGGCTGGCGAAATCAACTAACTGATAGGGAGATGGACTATGTCCAATTACGAGTACGAGGATGAAGACGACGATATCACTACAACTGATTCGTCTAATGACCTTGTAAAGCAACTACGCAAGGCATCAAAGCAAAAGGATAAAGAACTGCAAGAACTTCGTTCTCAGTTTGAAAACCTAAGCAAAGGCCAACGCGAACGAGCAATTAAGGATGTCCTCGCAACTCGCGGGGTAAATAGCAAAATTGCTACCTTTATTCCGCAGGACATTGACCCAACTGAAGAGTCTTTGTCTAAATGGCTAGATGATTATGCCGATGTATTCGGCTTTGAATCTAGTCAAACCCAGGCAACACCTAATGTAGATCCAGCTCAAGCGGCTGCGTATAAGAGAATGACTAACACTGCAGATGCTGGCACTTCGCCAGAACATAACGCAGATATAATGCAAAAACTTCTCAATGCAAATAGCCGCGAAGAACTAGATGAAGTCATTAGATTGTCTGGACTCTAACATCCGATCCTAAACAAGAAAGGCTAGACCAATATGGCTATCCCAACAGGTACCCCCACCTCTAGCTCGACGATCAGCAACCTCGTACAGGCCGCATACGACCAATATGTCAGAATGGCGCTTCGCTCCATTCCAGTTATGCGTTCTCTTGCTGACGTCAAGCCAGTGCAACAGGCAATGCCAGGATCATCAGTTGTATTCTCAATCTACTCAGATTTAGCACAAGCTACTTCTACATTGACAGAAACATCAGATGTATCTTCCATTGCATTAGGTAACCCTTCACAGGTTACAGTAACTCTGAACGAATACGGTTCAGCAGTAACAACAACAAAGAAGTTAAACCTAACTTCATTCAACGATGTTGACTCAGCACTTGCTGACATCATCGCTTACAATGCAGCAGATTCGATTGACAACGTAGTAGGTCAGGTCCTCTCAGCAGGAACTAACGTAATCTACTCAAACGGTCCATCAGGAACTACTCCAACTGC